CCCGCTGACCTCCAGCGACGTCAGCGCCGCGACCGCCGTGTAGACGCTCGCGATCTCCTGCAGCAACGCCGTTCCCTTACAAGGCACCTTCGCCATCGGTCTCTCCTCAGTCGTATTGGATCTCGACGTTCAGCGTCGTCACGAACTTGTAGTTCTCGGTTCCCTGTCCAATGGGGATCAGGTCGTACGCCCGGTCATTGAGCAACACGGCCCGTATGGTGCTCGCACCGGCCGCGCCCGCGTAATCCTTGATGAACGAATCCACAGCATCTGCCAGTGCATCGGCTTTGGGACGGGAACTGGCGACGCAGTCGATATCCAGTTCAGCCTTCCGCATCCCCGAAGTGCCGCTGAGCGTCTTGTATGGGTCCTCGTGAAGTTGCGTGACGACCAGATAGGACATCCCTCCGCTCTGGTCGGTCTTGTCTGTGTAGATGGACGCTGGCGTTTTCAGCAGGCCAGTGATCGGCGACTGCGCCTGCAGCAGGGTCACGACTCCAGTTCCGATTGACATTCATCGCCTGCGTTTCAGTAATCGCTTGGCCGCCTTCTCAACTTCACGTTCGATCGCCGGCCGCATCTCCCGCTTGATGAACCCGACGATCTCGCCGCCGCCGCTGGCCATCGCCTCTTGCACGATCGGATGCTCCGGCATCTTGCCGGTATCGCGACCGCTCGTTTTCTGCTTTCGATCCTTTGTCCCGAGGATGTACCAGTGAACGTTCGCGGCCTCGATTCCCAGGCCGCCCTTTGTGCCCCCCTCCGGCTTCTTGTTCTTCTTGCCGACACCGGCGCCGGCTTTTGCTTTGACGATCCCCCGGTCAGCGCCGCTCCCTTGCTTCTTCACCGAACTGCCGATCGATCGCCGCACGGACTTCAGCGACGATGGCACCTTCGCCTTGATCTTCTTCGCCGCCATGCCGGCAGCTCGTGCCAACACGCCCCGCGCCGCCCGGTTGCCGATCTTTGTGCCGACCTCCCGCAACATTGCGTCGCATTCTTCCACTCCGGTCAGGATCGGCTGCTGCGTCCGCGGCATCACCGGGCCTCAGTGGCTTCGATTCTTAACAGTCGCCCGCGCTCATCCACTTCGTATGCCGCCCGCACGTTGAATTTCCTGTGGCCGATTCGTAGGCGCCAGGTCGGTATGATCGATCTCGATATGGGAGAAGATCGCAGCTCAATGAGGTGCGTCGTTTCTGCCTGAATCTGATCGAAGACGCGTGACTCGCTTCCCCCTCGCGTTTGAAACGCCGCCCGGTCTGAGGCCACGTCTTCCCAGTTCGCGTCGACCGACAGGTCGGCATGGTTCACCGCATCGGTGGCGGTCCTTGGTTTTTGGATGACGACCGGTGTGCGGAATCGGCCGCTTCCTGTTTTCATCAGACCGCACTCCACTTCAGCGACGAGACCAGAGTGTCGTACGCGAGTTCGATCTCTTTGCTGATTGTTCCGACAAGCACCGCTTCTCGATTCTCGTACCAGTGAGCGGCGAGCAACATCACCGCCTGCTTCGCGCGCTCCGGCACGGAGTACCAGTCGTCGTAGCCGGCCAGGAATTCGACCCGCACGGCATTCATTTCTTCCCGCGTGTTCGGCCAGTCGTATCCGTGTGCCGGCACCAGCCTTGCCGGTTCGCTCACTGCATCCAACTGGTACGCTGACGGAGCGACCGTCTGCAGCGCTCCCGCCGCATCGACGTACTTGACCGACACGACCGACTGCACCGGGCAAACCCGCAACTGCATCTCGGATGCGAAGCGGTCTGCGTATAGGGTCCAGGTTGCCGTCAGCAGTTGCCGAGATGTGTGAGCCGTGACCAGCTCCATCGCGGCATAGACGTTCCGTTTAACCAGGCTGTCATCGTCATGATGCGTGATGACCGCCTGCTGCAGCGCATCCACCACCGGAGGTTCGGCGCAGTCGATCTCCGGTGGTGTGGTGAGCTTCAGGAACATCGATCGATCAGGCGATGGCGTCGGCGGTAAGGCTGCCCTGCGGCTTCTTGGCACCGCCGCGGATGTAGGTCACAACGGCCTCGTCGGTCCCGGTGGCAAACGTCAGGTTCGCTGAGACGTACCGGACATCGATCCCCGCCGCCTTTCCGGCCGCAATGATCTCGTCGATGGTCGCCTCGAGGAACGAGTAGTCGCCGACGGCATCCGGCTGCACACCGGTCAAGGTTTTGGTCTTGATGACGACATCGGTCCCGCCACCGTTCGACTGCGCGTTGCCCAGAATCTTGTAGGTCAGCGCGCTCGTTCCGACGGTGCGGAAGAACGAGACCATGAAGTTGTGGAAGTCCCGCATGTCGACCCACCCCACGTCAACGGCGGAAGTGCCGTCGGGGTCGAAGTCGTAGTGCGTGACCTTCAAAGCTTCAGAGAGCAGATTGTTCATGGGTTCGGCTCCAATGGATTGAGAGAACCGCTCCGATCAGGAGCCGGAATTATGTGCGGGTGTCGAGAACGATGGCCCAACTCAGCGTCGCGCTGCCGGCCGAAGGATCAGCCGCAGTGTTCCACCACGGTTGACCGCCGACGCGAAACACGAACTTGTAGGACATCAAGTCCTGATCGAAGGCGAAGTGGATGGACGTATCGACCCGGATGCCGGTCGTGCGCAGGATCGTCAGGTACTGCTTCATGTCCACCAGGATCAAATCGCCCGGCGTGTTCAGCGGCTTGCACGCCTGAGTGAAGATGATCGGCCGACCCATGAGGGTCGCGTACGGGGATCCGCTCAGTCCGCCCGGAGGCAGGAACACGGGACCGCCGCCGACGTTCTCGGTTCCGGCCACATTCTTCACGACGCTCTGCATGTTCAGCAGTTCGGGGAGAACCGACTGGTTCGCGAGCCACACCGCGTTCGACTGCAGCGGTCCGTACAGGCGGGACCACATGTTGTAGATGTCGAGCGGTTCGATATAGCCGCCGTTCGCGTCGGCCACGGTGACGAGCGACGGACTGTTCAGGATGCCGGTCGGCTTGCCGACGCCGTCACCCTGGACGATGGCGTGGCTGATCTTGAAGTCCATCTTCTGCGGTGCCTTGCGCCGCAGATAAGCATCGAGCGCCGGCGCATCGTTCAGCGTTTCTTCCGTCACGTTGACGAACGCCGTCAGCTTGTTGAGCTTGACCGTCTCCTGCAGGAGAGCGACCTTGCTCTTGTTCATCTCTCCGGCTTCTGATTCCCAGTACGCCTGCACGCCGCCAGTGGACTGCCACGGCGTGGTCTCGTCTTTGGGGAACGTGAACAAATTGCTGCTGCTGACGAGCTGGTCTGTCCGCCCCAGCAGGGAATCTTCGCCGGTGATCTTCTCCACGATCTCCGCGCGAAATGCGGGAGCGACTGCGAAACCGCCATCAGCGCCCACGCCTTCGTTGGCATACGTGGTCTGCGCCATCCGCAACCGGTTATCGAACACGCCGCCATCGCGCGAGGATTCACGGACGGCCATCGCCTGTTCGCCGAACGAGCGGAACCCAAATCGATTGTGATCCGTCTTCACGACGATGTTCGGTTCCGGCCGATGACCCGACATGCGCGGGTTGTCGTCGCCGTCGTTGTCGGTTTCCGGGGCCGGCTGGCGACCAGGCTTGTCGGGAGTCGTCTTGCGGCCGGTACTTCCCCGAAGCTGAGCCCCCATGTCGGAGACCGCCTGCATCCGGGTGATCGTTGTTTGCGTGGTGTTGAACTCTTCCAGCAAGCCGTCGAGTTCGGAGTCTTCGTCCGGGGACGTGTTGCGCTTTTCAGCTTCAGCGCGGGCGAGGATCGATTCTGATTCCTCGTTGATTTCGCTGAGACGGTCCTGCAGTTGCTGGATCCGCATACCCGCGCCGGGCTGTGCCGCGACAACACCCAGGGCAGGCGCCAGCATCAGCAACTGCGCGGCATCCCGACCCTCGACCGCACAGGCGACCACGAACCCCGCGATCAGGAGCAGGCCGATGGACAGGGCAGTCTTGAGCAGCGTCTTCCGGCGGGGCATCTTGGATCTCCCGTGTGTGAACTGGCGAATGAAGTTCGTCTCGCCAATCAGACGCAGGCCGGGGAGTCAGC